AGCTGACGACGATGCTGAAGGCGACATGGACATGGATGCTGAAGAAGAGCCAGAAGAAGCAATGGCTTTTGAAGCAGCAGACGAAGATGATGATGAAGAAGAAGTTGAAGAAGACACAACTGAAAAGTCAGCATCAGAAACAATGCGTGAATACGTAGAAAAAGTATCTGCAACAATGGGCGACAATGGTGCAAATACTAAAAGTGCAGTAGCCGGCAAGAATAATATGGGCGGTACTGCATCAAACTTAGTAGCAGGTGGTGAATCCAAAGGCGAAGGTACGTCCGGCGGACTAGCAAATCCTACTTCTAAAGAAGACAATGCTGGTAATGTAAATGTTCCAGGCGGCAAGGCAGCTAAAGCTGGCAAAACCGAACCAGGACATGGTGCAGAGAAAAAAGGCAAAGGCGACAATGGCGCTAATGTTAAATCAGTTATTGGCAAAAAGTAAGGACTGATAGATGATAAACTTACGAGAGCATTTGACATTCGACCAAGCTAATATAGTGCTTGAGGGAGCCAACGAGGGGAAAGACCTTTACTTAAAAGGTATTATGATCCAAGGTGGAGTTCGCAACGCTAATCAGCGAGTGTATCCTGTAAATGAAATAGGCAGGGCTGTCAAAACTCTCAATGATCAAATTACTGGAGGATACAGTGTTCTCGGAGAAGTTGATCATCCTGAAGGTCTTAACATTAACATTGACCGTGTAAGCCATATGATAACTGAATGTTGGATGGATGGTGATAACGGTTACGGTAAACTAAAAATACTACCTACACCGATGGGGAACCTAGTTAAAACAATGCTTGAAGCAGGTGTTAAACTAGGCGTCTCATCGCGTGGTAGTGGTAATGTAGCAGAAGACGGCAGTAATACCGTCTCTGACTTTGAAATAATCACTGTGGACGTTGTGGCTCAGCCTAGCGCCCCTGGTGCATATCCAACACCCATTTATGAAACACTTATGAATGCACGTGGAGGATTAAAGGCATGGGAACTAGCACAGGCAACTAAGCACGATGTAAAGGCACAAAAGTATCTTAAGGAATCACTGATTAACATAATCAGTAAACTCCAATGAACCAGGAGAATGTAATGATAGATGCACTGAAAACACTCTTTGAAAATGATGTTGTTTCAACTGAAGTCAGAGCACAAATTGAAGAAGCTTGGACGCAAAAGATTCAGGAAAACAAAATGCAGGCAACTGCTGAGTTACGTGAAGAATTTGCGCAAAAGTATGAGCACGATAAGTCAACTATGGTTGAAGCTATCGACTCAATGCTTTCTGAGCGTCTTGCTGAAGAGATCGCAGAGTTTGCAGACGACCGCAAACAGCTCGCAGAAGCAAAAGCAAAATATGCTGTTGCAATGCGTGAAAATGCACATCTACTAAAGGATTTTGTTTCTAATCAATTAGCAAGCGAAATTAAAGAACTACGAGCAGACAAAGTAGCAATGGCTGAAAACTATGCCAAGCTAGAAGAGTTTATTGTAGAGGCTCTAGCAGGTGAAATTGCTGAATTTAATGAAGACAAGAAAGACTTAGCTGAGACCAAGGTACGCCTTGTACGTGAAGCTAAAACACACTTCGCAAAAGTTAAAACTAACTTTATCGAAAGAAGCGCAACTGCTGTATCTGAAATGGTTGGTAAATCACTGAAAGGTGAAATTGCTACACTTAAAGAAGATATTGATGCAGCAAGAAAACACGACTTTGGTCGTAAAATATTTGAAGCATTTGCGGCTGAGTACGGAACTTCGTACTTAAACGAAAATTCAGAAGTTGCAAAACTTATGGATGTATTAAATGTTAAAGATAAGCAATTAGTAGAAGCGAAAGCATTTGCTGCTAAAGCTAAAACTCTTACAGAGTCAGTTAACAAAGAGAAATCACGATTAATTGAAACTGCAAAGAGAGCTAAAATAATGAACGGGTTGGTTGGTCCATTGGGCAAAGATCAACGCGAAATTATGACAGACTTACTGGAATCAGTACAAACCGATAGACTACAAAAGTCTTTTGACAAGTACTTACCATCAGTTATTGACGGAAATACTCCAGCGAAGCGTAAGGCAACACTTACCGAAGGCAAAGAAATCACAGGCAACCGTACGGAAAAAATGACAACTAAAGCAGACGTCCCAGAAATTGATAACAATGTTATTGATATTAAACGTCTTGCTGGATTAAATTAAGGAGATTATTCGATGTCAGAACTATTAGAAAGCCGCTGGAATGACACCAAATCAGCTCTTCTTGAAGGCCTGCAAGGCAACAAGAAGTCTGTAATGTCAGCCACATTAGAAAACACTCGCAGATATTTGTCTGAGAGCGCAACAGCAGGCGCAACATCTGCAGGTAACGTAGCTACACTTAACCGTGTAATCCTACCAGTTATCCGTCGTGTTATGCCAACGGTTATTGCTAACGAGCTAGTTGGTGTTCAACCAATGACTGGCCCAGTTGGTCAAATCCACACTCTACGTGTTCGTTATAGCGATACTGTAGAAAACACTACTGCGGGCCAAGAAGCATTAAGTCCGTTTAATATTGCTCGTGCTTATTCAGGTAATGAAACTGAAGCAACACCAGCAGGTAACTCAACATCAGCACTTGAAGGCGCTGCGGGTAACCGTATGTCAATTCAAATCTTGAAGCAAACTGTAGAAGCCAAAACACGCAAACTAAGCGCACGTTGGACTTTTGAAGCTGCTCAAGATGCGCAGTCAATGCACGGTATTGATGTTGAAGCTGAAATCATGGCAGCTCTTGCACAAGAGATTACTGCTGAGATTGACCAAGAAGTACTTGGTTCACTACGTACACTAGGTGGTGGCGCAGTTGAAACATACAACCAAGCAGCAGTATCAGGTACAGCTACTTTCGTAGGCGACGAGCATGCAGCACTTGCAGTTCAAATTAACCGCGCAAGTAACTTGATTGCTCAGCGTACACGTCGTGGCGCTGGTAACTGGTGTGTTGTTAGTCCTTTTGCACTAACAATCCTACAGTCTGCAACTACATCAGCGTTTGCACGTACAACTGAAGGCTCATTTGAAGCTCCTACAAACACTAAGTTTGTTGGTACTTTGAACAATGCAATGAAAGTATACGTTGACACATATGCATCAGACGCAACCGATGTAATGATTGGTTACAAAGGTTCAAGCGAATCAGATGCAGCGGCATTCTATTGCCCATACATCCCGCTAATGAGCTCAGGTGTTGTCCTAGATCCAGGCACATTCGAACCAACAGTATCATTCATGACACGTTATGGATATATTGAACTTTCGAATACTGCTTCGTCTTTAGGTAACGCAGCTGACTACTTAGCAAATGTAGCAATCACTGACGGCAACGTTAGCTTCAGCTAAGTTTTACTAACATAGTAAAATTAAAAGGGCTCCTTAGGGGGCCCTTTTTTATGGATAAATATTACATATGAAAAATACCCTACTATTCTTATCTCTAGTATTTCTATGTGCATGTGACTATAGTGTTGAGTCAGCAAACGCCCACAGTAATCCTGCACTAACTGCATCACAATACATTAACTATTCAGAAAATACACACAGGACTGAACTTACAGCATATATAGGAGTTGACCCTAAACGTACAGAATGGTGCGCTGCTTTCGTTAATGCTGTATTAATTGAAAGTGGGATACCTGACAACACATTGCACAAGTATCCTTATACAGCAAGAAGTTTTCTAGATTGGGGAACAACGGTTGAAACGCCTGTGCCGGGTGATCTTATAATATTCCCTAGAGGAAATGAAGGATGGCAAGGTCATGTAGGATTTTATTTAAGTACTACTGAATTAAACGGAGTAGTGTACTATTATATACTAGGCGGCAATCAAAGTAATAAAGTCTCTATAGACTTATATCGAGCAACCCGCACTCTAGGTATACGCCGCTACTCTGAGTAGATGATAAATACATATGTCAATAATCGTGCCGCACAAGCGGACTTATGCAGAACTGACCCACTGCGTAAACCTAGAACGTTTTAAAGGAGAAAACAAAT